CAAGTTCTTGAGAATGGAAATTCTTTAGAGTTAAAAGTTGATTGTAAAATATCGTTGGTAAGTTTTTCTTGGTCTATCTCAAAACCTTTCGGCATATCGACATCACCATAATATAATGATTGCTCTGTTAAGACTTGTCTCTGCATACCACCACCGTTTTTAATTTATGCTTTGTTGTCTGTCAAGTCCCAAGTTGTATTTGCTTCATTCCAAACGTAAGACCAAGAATGAGTATCGGCTGTATTTTGTGATTCTTGTTCTTCTGTTAATGCTGGAGCATCACCGATTGGTGATTGCCATCTAGCTTCTGAATTATTTTTTACCCAAGATGCGTGAGGTTTTTGAGGCCAAAAGATTTGATCATCTTCGTCCCAAGTATAACCTATACCTGCGTAGTTTCCTCTAAATGCTTTTGAAACATCTCCTTCAGTACCATCTTGGTTTCGATATTTTCCACCAGATGTATTGTAAGATGTTTGAATCCACATTTGTGCAGGCCAATTATTATGTGTCTCTAAATATTGTTGTCCTACTGTTTCATCTTCAACGCCATCAGCATTCAACATATCTTTATTATCTAAAGTTAATACTTGAATAACTTTTCCGTTAGCTCCGAGTTTTGCAAAATGTGCCATAATTATCTCCTATTATATATTATAAATTTTATTCATTCAACTACTGGAATTTGTACCTTATTATTACTCTACCAGATCCGCCATTTCCAGCATTTCCTGATGATCCATTAGTGTCTATTCCACCTCCACCACCACCTTGGTTTGTTCCACCTGGTCCTGCAGTTAAAGGAGGGGCTCCTGGATTTCCAGCTCCAGCTCCACCACCACCTGGTCCACCAGTTCCTCTTGGTCCTGCAGATTCAGAGTTTCCTCCTCCACCTCCAGAAAATTGTAATGCACTTGCTGTAATATTTGTTTCTGTTCCAGCTCCTCCATTTCCACCACCATTAGAAGGAGTACCTGCACTTGCTCCTACTGCTCCTGCACCACCTCCGCCACCACCACAGTTTCCAGCACCACCTGAAGCACCACCGTTATTTCCTTGTGCAGGAGATACAGGAGGTGTATTTCCTGCTCCACCTGCTCCACCTGATCTTGATCCACCACCACCAGAACCACCTGCAGCTCCTGCTCTAATATTTCCACTAGGGTGACCTGAGCCACCACCTCCTCCGCCGCCACCAGCTGAAGTAATTGAACTAAAACTTGAATTCGATCCATTAACACCTCTAGGTCCAACAGCAGCACCAGATCCTGGAGCACCAGCTCCTCCACCACCTACAACTATAGGATAAGCTGTAGCAGCAAGACCTTCTAAAGATGTGTTGGTATGTAAAGGTGAAGCTGTATATAAAGGTGCAGCTTCAGGTCGTTGTGATTCTCTATAACCTCCGCCGCCACCGCCGCCACCGCCGCCGTCTTCACCGCCACCGCCACCGCCGCCAGCAACTACCATATAATCTATTTTATTACTTCCACCTGTGTTACCAGCATTAGTAATAGTAAAAGTTCCAGGACCGGTAAATGAATGAATTTTATAATCTCCAGAAGTAGATTCACTACCTCCTGATCCAGAAACAAATTCTGGACTTGCGTCTTTGTTTGCTAAATCACCGTCAGCTACAACAATCCATCCTTTTGTTGCATCTGCATAAACAACAGTCATTGATATACCATCATTAGTTAAAACTACATCTGCAGCACTTCCTTGAATATTAGAACTATTTCTACCAATAGTTAAATTATTAGTTCCAAAAGAACTAGAATAGTCTGCTACAGAAACAATGTCTCCTGCAGAAGGTGAACTTGGTAAATTAACTTGGAAAGCTCCACCAGAAGTATTACAAAAATAACCTTCTCCTGAAGTAGCAGTAAAGGTTGCTGTCTTAATTGAAGTTTGCCAATTTACAGATCCTGCTCTTCCAAACCCTGTTTGAGAAGCACCACTTGCAAGTGATACTGTATCACCAGAAGCACCAATTGTAACCGTAGTTCCAGATTGACTTATAATTACACCACCATCTGCTGCTTTTAAAGCTGCAGATTTTAAATCTCCAGATACTGTTAAATTATTATTTACTGTTACTGGAACACCTGCTGTTACCGATACTGAATCTCCAGAATCTCCAACAGTTACTGTCCCACAATTTGTTCTTGGACTAATTTTATTTACTTTTACTTCACTCATAATTTACCTATTGAAATTTGTACCTTATCATTACTATACCTGAACCTCCAGAACCACCAGAATGGCTAGTTCCATCATAGTCTCCTCCACCTCCACCACTACCTGTATTAGTTGTTCCATTTGTTCCAGTGGTGTTTGCTCTAGCATAACCTCCTCCACCAGTTCCAGCAGTAGGAGCACTTGGAGAAGCACCTGGTGTTCTTATTCCACCTCCACCCCCACCTGCAAAATATCTTGTTGAACTTACTGGTCCAGGCGTACCATAACTAGGAGCTGTTGGTCCGACGAAAGAATCAGCTAAATAACTTCCGGTTGCTCCTTGAGCAGCACTACCACCACCTGGTCCCCCTACCGCACCTGCACCGCCACCACCGCCACCAGTATTAGTATTACTTGAAACGCCTCCATTATTACCTTGTGGCGGACTAACTGGAGGTGTGTTACCTGAACCTCCTGCTCTTGGAGGATTAGGTGTACACGATGCATTTCCACCTCCTCCTGAACCTCCTGATACTCCTACTGGTCCATAACCACCTGGATTTCCACCACCTGCTGAAGTAATAGATGAAAAAGTAGAAACACCACCGGCACTTGCCGAACCACCTGCTCCAACTGTAATAGGATAACCCTGTACTGAAACAGGTAAATTAGCAGGAGCAACTAATGGAGACATCGTTGGTGCAGGAATACATCCTACACTATTAGATATTCTAAACCCACCTGCTCCACCGCCACCAGATATTGATGGTCCTGCTGATCCACCACCAGCTATAACTAAATAATCTACTGAATTAGAACCACCAGCATCTCCTGCTGATGAAACACAAAATGTTCCTGGTCCTGTAAAAATATGTGTTTTAAAATTACCATTAGTTAAAACTGTACCACCAGTTGCAGCAACAAAACTTTGAGCTCTCTCATTAGAAGTTGAATCTTGAACATTAATCCAACCTTGTGTTGAATCAACGAATATAAATGTTACTGATTGACCTTCTGTATTTAAAACTACATCAGCATTTGTTCCACCAATTTTATCTGATCCATTTGGTGAAACTGTTAAATTATTTGTTTGCCAAGTACCTGCATAATCTGCAAGTGAAACTATTGCTCCAGAAGAACCTGCTGGTAAATTACAAGTAAAAACACCACCTGTTGTATTACAAAAAAATCCATCTCCAGACACAGCAGTAAATGTAGCTGTCTTTGGAGTTGTATCCCAGTCTACTGTACCTGTTCTTCCAAAACCTGATTGAGAAGCACCTGCAGATAAAGCGATAGTATCACCTGAAGCACCTAATGTAATTGTCGAACCACTTTGGCTTACAATATTTCCACCGTCACTTGCTTGAAGTGCATTTGATTTTACAATGTTTCCTGCAACTGCAACTGTATCACCTGCTGCACCAACTGTAATTACATCACCACTTTCATTGATAATGTTATTATCGTTTTGGTCTGAAATATTATCTACTTTAATTTTACTTGTCATAATTATTGAAATTTATACCTTATTATTACTATGCCTGAACCGCCTGATCCACCACAACCTCCAGCTCCAGTGCCACCTCCACCACTTCCAGTATTTGTTGTTCCTGCAGTACCATTAACAGCTCCTTTTGATCCAGCACCACCGCCTCCAGAACCTCCAGTGCCACCTTGTCTTGGACTAGCAGGTGCTTGCCCTCCACCACCACCACCAGCTCTCGTTGTTGGAGTTGCATTTATAGAAGATGTTGCACCTGCTCCACCAGGTCCACCCTGATCCGCTGAACAAACAGGAGTTCCTACGGCAGTAGCTCCACCTCCACCTCCTCCAGCTGCTGTACAAGAAGCTATATCTTTTCCAGAACCACCGTTTGATCCTTGAGGAGGGCTAACAGGTGGTGTATTTCCTGATCCTCCAGGTTTATTTATTCCTCCACCACCACTTCCTGATCCACCATTTGCTCCGCAGGATGATCCTGGAGCACCTCTACCTCCACCTGCAGATGTAATAGTTGAAAATATTGAATTTGATCCAGTGCCTGCTGAACCTCCTCCACCACCTACTGTGATGGGAAAACCTGTGGCTGTAACTGGTAAAGCTGCAACTGAACTTGGAGAGGAACCTAATGGAGATACAGCATAACATCCAGAAGCTGTTCCTCCAGATTCTCTATATCCTCCAGCTCCACCACCACCACCATAAGTAACTCCACCACCACCACCACCTGCAATTACTAAATAATCTACTGTGTTTGATCCTCCTGAATTACCTGCATTTGATACACAAAATGTGCCTGGTCCTGTAAATGTATGAATTTTAAAATTACCTGATGTTGTTATGGTCCCACCAGTTGCTGCAACAAAAGCTACTGCATTTGTAACTTCGTTACTGTTAACAGACTGCCAACCTTTTGTTGCATCTCCATAAATTAAAGTTATGGCTACTCCTTCGGTTGTTAATTCTAAATCGAAAGCCCCTCCTTCAATTGGTTGACTATTTCTACCGATTGTTAATTTATTAGTGTCAAATGTTTGAGCGTAGTCTTTAACAGCTACAATATCTCCAACGCTTGGTGAGGATGGGAGGGTCATTGTAACAACACCACTTGTTGTATTAACAAAATAACCTTCACCTGATGTTGCTGTAAAATCTCCTGTCTTTATTGAAGTTTGCCAGTCGACAGTCCCTGATCTACCAAAACCTGATTGAGTAGCTCCACTTGTGAGTGTGACTGTTCCACCAGATCTACCGATAGTCACAGTTGTTGCATCTACGGATGCAGTTTTACAAGCTCCGCCACCAACTGTTAAAGTTGTACCTGATTGTTGTGTTATCTGATCTACCTCAATCTTACTCATTAAATAATTACCAATGTTCCTGTTGCTGTTATTGTTCCTGTAACTGTCACTGGACCTGCTAATACACCTGAATCCATTGTTTGAACCTCATCTAAAGTTGATGCATGAGTTACAACATAACCTGTTGCTTCCATAACAGGTGACATTGCTTTCTTAGCAGGGATTGTACAAAATACTTCTTTTTCTCCTGAACCAAAATCAATCTTAGAAGTGTTTCCTGATGAATTACTTATCACTTCAGTTCTTGCTAAAGTATCTGGAGAGGCATCGGTAACGGTTCCAATACCAACTTCAAACTTATCTGTACCTGTTTCGGTAATACAATAATACGTAGTATTAGTTGTACCTACTCCAGCTACAAATGTTATAAAGTCCTGTGAAGCACCAGCTAGGTTTAACGTTCCCGTTCCCGAGGTAGTGCTTGTCTCTTTAACTCTATCGTTAATGACAAGTGCCATCTAAACCTCTCTTACGTTAATCTTAATATTGCTGCAGATGTTGTAAATGCAGGGAACTGAATTGTAAATGTTCCTGCAGTTGCAGTTTTATCTCCACCAAAATCTAAAACACAAACAGCATCAGTAGTATTTGAACCACCATTGGTTGTTGTGTTGTAAATTAATGCACCTCTAGCTGTTAACGTTACACCAACAAAAGATAAATCAGCAAAGTCAGTAATTGCTATTGATGATGATACTTTTACACCTTGGTTTACAAGTGCTTTACCACCCGCAGTGTATCCTGAAGAAGTAACTTCAGTATTAGATCCACCACCTGGGTTTGTTGAATAGTTCTCTGTTGATTTACCTAAAGTTGCTGACGATGTATACATCGCTAATTTATATGTATCTGTTGATGCATCAAAATCGTGACTTCCTTGAAGTAATTCTTTTTTAAATGAATTACAAATTGCGTTAGTTGTTATAGCCATATTAATCTCCTTTTAAATTTTATGGTGATGGTGAAGGTACTTTAACTCTAGGTACCCCATCATCGTATTCTGCTCGTCTTCTTCTACCCATTTGTTGTAGGGCAAAATTCTGTATACCTTCATTATACTTACTTTTATATAGATTGTACATATCCATAGGTCCTTTTAAAAAGGCATAAGCTTCAGTTAAAACTCCGTCCAAAAGCATTCCTTGTTGGTATTCAGATAAATAAGTATTGTTAGAAGAAGTGAAACTTGGTGGTGTAATAATATAATTTAATTGTACTGCATATGCTTGGTCTGGTGTAGGTGCAACTACTATTGATGTTTCATCCCAGTTAGCATAATATTTTGGTAATCCTGTAGCACCACTTCCGTTAAATTCTGTTATAAAACTAGTATCTCTTTTTTCCATAAAAGTTCTAGTTCCAGATTGATCAGTGGTACTAAATACTTGTAAAGATCTAATTAATAAAAAATCTGCAGGAGTTACTAAGTATCTTTTGTTTGCAGTAAAAGATGAAGTTGCATATTTTCTAGTGTCATCATAATCAACTTTACCTGCAATATCTAATTCTGTGTTTCTAATAAACTGACCAATGATAGTATCTGTTAAAACATTACTATCTACTTCAGTAAAGTTTCTTACTTGTGTTAAAAAATCTGAATAAGTTATAGCCATTAAGTAATACTCACTGTTACTGAATTAATTATAAAATCTAATTGTCTTCTTCTATTTTGTAGTGATGGATCCGCTGGTTTCATAGTGCTTATTACAACACCGGCACTTGTTAAAACGTCTGCGGGTTGGGTTGTGATAAAAGCAAAATTACCAGGAAGAGTTAAGTTAGCCACACCGACCATTGTACCTCCAGAATTTGATTTTGTATTATCGTTACTAGCAACTGTTTGTGGTTGTTGAAATTTCTGTGATCTTGTGTTTTGTAAAGCTATTGCATCCGCACTAGTATGTCTTCTACGTATTTGTGGATGTTTAGGTTCAAATTCTGAATAATGAACTAAGGAACCATTCCATTCTTTTACCATTTCAGTGTAAGGAAATGCCATACCTGATCTATCTGATATTGCTTGTGATCTTTTACCTGTTGCCCATTTAGCCATAATTATATTCCATTAGGGTAAAAAGATTGAGGAGTAATATAAGTTGAAGCTCTTTGACCATCTTCATCTAATGCTCTCTTTAATTGATCTTCATAAATTAATTTATTTTGCTGTACAAGTGTCGGTGCGTTCTTCATTGCTAAGTAGTAAGCAAGTCCTGCAACCATACAAGGTAAAAATCTAAATACCACATCAGCATCGTTTGTGTAAGCTCCCGCATCTTGAATTCTTTTAATTACGTAATATTTTAAAGTGGTGTATGTAATTAAGTTAGGTGCTTGATATAAATATATTTTAGGAATTTCTTGTCTATCCACATAATACTGTGATGGTTGACCTACAGCTAATTTATTAGGAAGAGCAGAATAAGCAGATCTATCAATTTTTGTTAAAGCAACATCTTGTGTGTTAGCTGTGTTTGCACCTGCTGCAGTTGTAGATACAAAAGCCTCAAGAACATCACTTACAGCTGCGTCTACAGCATATTCAGCTTGACCAGAAACTAATGCGTTTTCATGTAAAGCTACTTTCCAAAGATGAATTCCTCTATTTGCCCATTCTGCAAATAATAAATTAAGACTAGTTCTTGCTGATCTAAGACTGTGACCACTAGTTGTAGCCATTCCACATCTCTCATAAGCCTCTTGTATGATTTCTTCTATAGATAAATCAAATGTCGTAGTCCCTGAAGTTGCCATTAATATCCTTTTTACGGTTGTACAATTTCTTGGATTGTATCACTTTTTGACTAAACTTTGAAGACCTTAG